TAGTACCAAAGAAAGTACGCATGATAGACGGAAGCATAAACAACACGCTGTCTCTAACATCAGTTGAAACAAATTCAGACTGCATACTAGATTGTGCTTGTGGTTGTTCACCAAGATAATACTCAGTTGATTCTGCTCTTTCAGCTCCGACTTGATGAATGAAATCTTTTGCATCATCCATCTCTGATTTGATAACACTGGTAAGGTGTTCCATATCAGTTTCTTTTTCAACTTCGACCTCTACTTCAGAAGATTCCATCTCTTCTTGTTCAAGCATATCTTCCATTTTGTCTTCGTAATCTTTTGCCATGTAAAACTATCCCACTCGAATGATTCGAGATTTTAAAGGTTTTTTGAAATTATAACCGAAAACACTCTCGCTTCCACTAAAACTTGCGGCAGAACTTGCCATGGTCAATGCAAGTGCATCTGCTTTGTCCGGGGATTTGATTCCTCTTTTCTTCATTTCTTCTTTTGACTCTATCTTTATTTTTCCAGTGGATGTATATTTATAGAGAGGCGCAGCCAATTCCGAGACAAGCTCATCATCAATAGGAAGTCGGCAATCACGCTGCGCCAACCATTCTTTTATCGCAAACCATAACTCAGCGCGTAAGTTCAAATAATTTTTTCTACTGCTTGGAGACTCAGATACATTAATTCCACGCACAGGTAAATTCTGTTCTCTTAGTCTGTCCACCACGCCCGCGCCAAGTCCAATCACATCAACTAATATTTCTTGTGGCCTTTCCATGACAGTTGCATCATCGTAGCGATTTTTAATCACACCGCATAACTGCATCAAGTCCATAGAGGCAAATGATTTTATTTCTAAAACTGTATTACCCTGGCGCACACACAAAGCAGAATTATCGCCACCGAATCTAGCAACATCTAAACCCCACACTATGGGTTCGCTGGCGGTGAGGGCAACATCACGATCTACTGCTGCGCGTATAAGTTCCATAGAGATAACAGTATCATCGTCAGCTTTTGGAAACTCACCCATAACTTCTACGCGGGAGACTGTCGAATCCTCGCCATATTGTTCAATCATGGTTTGAAATAGCTTTTGGTCAGTGCCTTCGACTGTGCGTGAGTCTACTTGTAGCGACTGCCAAAAACTGCGTTTGCTATGAAAAGAGTCATAAAATGGCCCTGTGTTGCGGCGCGGGTTGGAGAAAGTAAACCAATAACGATCTTTGGTAGGCTCAGAGAAGAAACCTTCAGAAACCGAGTAGATGGGCGCGGGGATACCTGATGCCTCATCCATGATTAAACAAACTCCGTAGGAGCTGTGAATACCAGCGAAAGCATCTGGGTTTTCTTCTGACCATAACTGCGCTTGGGCGTAATAATACCCGGTATCGATTTTTAGATCTCGCTCTAGTGCTTCTTGAAACCACCCAGCAGGTTTAATCGTGGTAGCAGTTTTCATAAACCAATGAGAATTGATGGCGAGGGTGAGCCATTTACCTAACTCAGCCCAAGTTCTACTTCTAAGCTGCTGTTCGGTGTTGGCGGTCACAATAATAGTTGCACCAAGCCTTGTTGAAAGCATCCAAATAATTAACCAAGCTACTAATGCTGATTTACCAATACCACGACCAGATGCTACAGCTAATCTGAACATCTCTGGTAACTCTATGCTGTTGTTTCTTTGTATGTGGTTTGTAATATCTCGCAAAATTTTTTCTTGCCACTTACGAGGCCCATCAAAATGTTCGAGGGGGGTGTCTTTTTGTCCCCATGGGAAAGCAAACTTAACAAAGTTATATGGATCATCTTTTATATTTATTGACCATAGTTCGGTCATTAATTGCTTTTCTTGTTTTGGGTCGTATTTCATACTTCATTACCCCATACATCCCAGCCAATTCGTTGATTTCTTGCAAATATATCTATTCTTTTGTCTCCTAGAACCTCTATCATTTCATAAAATTTGTCTGGTTTTTTGCTGTGTTTAATATTTTCTGCTTGGAATACTAATGGGATTAATTTTCTCTTTGGCCATAATTTTGGTTTATTTTTATAACCAATTAAAATAAATTCAGCGTTCCATCTAAATCCATACAAAGGCATACCAGCAGATTTTCCGTAAGTTTTTTCCCAAACACCCATTACAAGATATTTAAAACCCCAACTTTCTAACACATCTTTTGCATCAAATAAATATTTTTGAGTTGTCCATAAAAACAACCAACAATCATCCTCTGCTAAATTTTTAATATTTATTTTTTTTATATCGTCAAGGCTCATCACAGGATAATCCATTTTGGTTTGGTTTGGTCTTGCTTTGCGTGTAACCTTTTTTATTGACCAAGGCGGATCAACGACAATTACATTATATTTTTTGTTTGGTAGTTCAATCATATTTATCTCCCTTTATTTCATAAAAAAAATTTAAAAAATTTTAGTGCAAGTGTTCTAAATTTTTAGCCCCCGCGGAAAAAGTGACCGGGGGGGTTGCAAGATCGGAGAGTAGATCTTGCCGAGCTGCCCGGTCTTGACATGGATACAGTAAGGGAGATGAGAGAGTTCCCACGCCTAGCTCGTATTTTTCGTTGGCAACAAGTCCTCTGAAAGGACACGCTGTGAATCTAGCTGATCTTCTACGACTTTGCCCTCGATCACACGACTTTTTGCAGAATCCAGGACTTCAGCTAAATTTAAGTTGTGATTTACCTCGGCTTTGTCCATCCATGATCCACTATCTCGGTTTTTCAGGAAGAAAATGCAGGCCGTAGTGTTTCCAGAAATTGCTTGATCGTAAAGTGCATTTGTGACCGCAGCCAAAGATTTAGCTCTTCCTCTCTTTAAGGCTTTATCAAATCTTCCTAATTCAGTCTTCCTGCGAGATATAGTGGAAGTTGATGTATTCAAAAGCTCCGCGATTTGTTTTTCTGAAAGTCCGTTACCACTCCATTTTTCGATATTGAGGTAGTCTTCTTCCGTAAATTTGATTCGTTTACGACCAGCTCTACCCTTTAAATAACTGTAATCTTTCTCTGCCATACGAAAATTCTACTTTATATAGCATCAATCCCCTATAGATTTTGACATAATTAATTAGGTAATAGTGTAGAAAAGAGTTGCATTGTGCGTTCTATTTGATATAATTATTGTGTAGCCAAAGAAAGCTACCATTTAAATAGGAGAGATAAATGAAAGCATTAACAGAAAACAGAAAAAAAGAATTAGACAGAATGTCTGAGGAAGATGTGTATTACTTTTGGAACATCTTTACTGAAGCAGAAAGAAACTACATCAATGCTACTTCTGTAAAAAACATTATTTAATAAAGAAGTAATAAAACATCAAACCACTTAACCCTCTCATTGAGGGTTTTTGTGGTATAACCAATTCATTTTATAGGAGAGATAAATGAAAGACTTTGCACATAAACTGCACAAACCACAACAACCAAAACCATGGACTGATGTAGCTCGTGAGATGACTGAGAACTTAATCTTCGTCATAGCGACTGTGTTGTCTCTGGTAATCATTATTAAGGGAGTAATGTAATGGAAGATATAAAGACTTATTTAGACGAAGGTGAACACAATAGTAGTTGGTCAAATGATTGGAAAGACCCGGACAACTTTTGGGGAAACAATGGTCAAGTTCATGTTTACTACAATCGTAATTGCAGCTTTAAACTCAAGCGAGAAATTTGGCATGGTTATAAAACCAAGATCATTAAACCAAATGACATCGAGATACTTACCAACGACACGCCATTTACCAAAGCTGAATTAAAGACAGCTCTGATAGAGAAATGGTTTGCATGGGAGAATGAGAACACAAGACAAGCCAACAACAAGGGTGCGCGAGAGCGTAGAGCGAGACAAAAGGAGATAGCGTAATGTCAGTCACTAGATACAACTTTAGAAAACCAAAGATCAATCGCCAAGAACATGAGGCGATCAATAAGATCTTAACGCATCCACACTTCAATGCCTTGATTAATCCTAAGGCCCTTGATGTATTAACCGAGCTTGGAATCAGCGCTAAACAGTTCCAGGACATTATCAATAAAAATAAATCAATTTTAACAAGCTATAAAACCAAGGAGATAAAATGAGTAAAGAGAAAAACCACGCACCAACTACTTTGAGCAATATCAAAAGATGGACTACTTGCCCGGGCAGTAAAAAAATACCAAGAGTTATTTATGGTAAAGGAGGAATAGGTAAAACATCTTTTGGCGATAATATGAATATTGTTATACCAACCGAGGAAAAGAAAAAATGACACAGCATAGAGAAATGATAGAGGAAGCGAAACGCTTATTAAATAGCGAAAGGCAAAACATACCAAGCATGAGCAAGAACTTTGGTAAAGATTACTGGCTTTTAAGCTATCCATGCGGAAAGATTGTTAAAACTTACGAGGATAAGCGCAAGAATGATGTAGTTATTCAGGAATCATACAATGATTGAAATAATAATATTTGAAATAGCTAGGGCAATAGGTTTATTGCTCTGTATAATTTTACCCGCTTATGCTTTTGCTAAATCCGACATAGATGAGGAAATGTAAATGATTGAGATAATCGGCTACATCTTTGGTATCGGCTTTTTGATTTGGTTATTCGTGGTGCTAATATTATGGTTAATCATTAAACATTGGGAGAATATGTAATGTCATACGAAATAGCAGAATATAAATACATAGGACACATGAGAAGTGTCTATGGTTTAACAGGGGATCTTGAATACCCAAGCAGAAAACACTCGCAGCAAGACAGCGAGGGCAATTGGCTTTTGATATCCTACAACGGACACAAGATGGGGAAGGTAATGAAAGACGGAAAAGTTATCGCATAAAACAAGGGCCATTAAATAGGTTGCTACTCTCCTTCCCCCAAATAGTGACCTAGGCCCACCAACAGAAAATGTTTCCGCCCACGCGCCTGACTTTTTTTCAGGCGTTTTTTCTCATCCTCTAATACGATCCACACCAAGTTAGCATCACTCAACTCCTGCAACGCCCGCCCACAAGTTTTTCTATTCAGCCCTACCATCTGCGTATAGTAGTTCAGAGCATCGTGCGAAGAGAACGACTCATATCGCCATCTTTCCGCTAGTGACCAGCCAAAAAGTTTCGCACTCGCGCTCAGATCAGTTCGACTAGCTACCTCCCAGCGATACCACTTCCAAACAATATTACGCACCTTATTAAAGTCTTTACTCGCCCGCGCGAGTGAGAGTGGAACTAGCCCACTCTCGCGCCCATTATCAACTTCACCTGGCACTAGCCACCAATATTTATCATGTTCGTTTTTTCTTCTCATTTACTCTCTCATTGTGGGGGGTGTAAATGCGTTTAGCATTTCACCACCCTATAAAATATTTTATTTTATGGATATTATGGTAAGTTTGACTATGGTTGTGTGACATTTTTACTATAGTTTGGGACATATTTACTATAGTTGTGTCCCATTTTTACCATAGTTACTTTTGGTTGCCGAGCCATAATTGGTGAATAATATTCTCTATGGAACGCAGTTTTCTTTTCTCCTCAGAGTTTTGTTTGGGTTTATTGACCAATGGTTTGCCATGCTCTGCGAGTGCATCAATAATGAGCTGCACTTCTTGTTCACTTACTTGGATTTTTATTAGCATCCTTGCTCTCCTTTTTTTGGTTTAAAAATTACAATCATGGAATCGTGCATGGCTCTTGCGCCTTTTACAGTATCGTCAACATAATCTCCAAATGTGTTCACTCCCTTAAAACTTAAGCGACCTCTAATAAATCTTATCTCATCAGCTTGAGGTTGTATTACATCGTGAAACAAAGCTGTGCTTGTGCTAACTGGCAACAAACAAACACATAAATTACCCTTATATGATTCTTCAACAGCTCGTTTAACAAATGCTTCCTTTAGCTTTCTGCTATATGGTGGGTTAATAAAATTACTCTTTCCCCAATTTATAAGCAACCCATCTCTCTCAGGGGTTATGTCATCAAAACAAATAGGGCATGGATCAAAATCAAAATTAAATTCTTGGTTCAGTTCATCATATAGATTTTTAGGCGTTTCCCAATTATCACTATGCTTTAGGTTTCTGTTTTTCATCCTTGCTCTCCTTTTTCTTTTTCTTGTTAAATATTCTATCG